ATCGGCAGCCATAGCTCGCATCTGAGCAGATTGAGCGCCTAGTCCTAGATTCCCTACAGCTTGCGCAGCCTGGAGGAGGCTTTGCGGGTCATTAGGGTCTACACCCTGAAGGGCTTCCTGAACCTTCTCAGACTCAGTTCTAACGTCTAGGCCCAACATTCCACCAACACCCCTACGCATTGCATCTTGTCTCTGAGGCATCTGCATAGATAGGGCAGATACTAGAGGTGCCTGAGTCCTAGCTAGTCCTGTAAGACCGCCAGTTAACTCCCGTCCCTTGAGTATCCCCTCTGTCAGCATACGTTCTTGAGCTTGAGCAGGAGTCTCAATAATGTCGCTAAATAAAGATTGTATGTTAATAGCCATTTTATCCTACCACTCTAAAATCTGAGGGAAATTTACCTAAATCAGAAACCATCCCAGCTACATCTGCAATATCAATATCCTTAAAACCCTCTGAGAAGGTGCTTGGGTCGTAAAACCTAAAACCACTGTCTTGAGTTTTTTGGGATTCTGCTCGCCTTTCAGCGGCCAACAAATCAAACAGACCTTGATACTGCTGCTGTCTCAGGGCGTTTCTAAGCCCTTCAAACCCTAGCTGGGACTCTATTGCAGATTCTGCCAAACCAGCCCCTAAACCTAGCCCAGTAGACTGCAAAGTAGCTGCTAGACGTGAAGCCTCCAGCTGTGGAGTTAACGTCCTTATTAGCTCTTGTTGAGGGGTGTAAGCCGTAGGTATAGCCGATAATCCAAGCTGACCTAATAGCCCTACTCTACCTCTAAACTCACCCAAACCCTGTAGAGTCTGCTGAGATTGTAAGGCTTGTTCAGCTCTAGCCTGTTCCATAGCAGATACGGCAGATGCTGCGCGTTGTTCTTCAATGGCTTTATTAAGGGCTAACTGTTCAGGAGTACCACCAAACATGGCTGTCTGGACACCGCTTCTACCCTGGCCTAATAGTCTTTCTTCTAACTGAAGTCTGGCTCTTTCTCTTTCAGGAGTCTGTACAGCTTCTAATCTTTGAAATATGTCAGCTTCTCTACCAGCTCTTTGAGTAGGGTCTTGAGTCAACATACCTATCAAAGCAGACTGCTCAGCCTCTCTAGCCATAGGGTCGGATAGGAAATCAAAAGCACCCTGTCCAAAGCTAGTTAAAGACCTTTGTAATGCAGCTTCTTCAGGGCTTAGGGCTAGCTCAGTACCTGTTTGGGATATAGTTGCAGCAGATGGCTGACCAAATACATTAGTCCCAGTGACAGTAAATGGTTTGAACTGAGACTGTCTTTCCACCTCACCTAGTAAACCACCTTCATAAGTAGGCAAATCGGTAGCACCACCAAAGAATATGTTGGCTTCCTGACGGGCCTCACCAATATCTTTTATGGCCTTGTCGGTTAAAACACCCTGACCCAAAGCACCTATAAGCCCAGCACCTGGGCTTCCAAAGAAACCACCGCCTCCAGAACCTAGTCCAAAAAAATCCATAGCTTGATTAGCTACGCCACCTAAACTATGCTCCAAACCTAATATATGTGTCATTAGTAAGTCCCTCCATCAATAGTGCCAGTAAATGTTCCTGACACTGTGAGGTTTGCGGCAGTTGTAGTCCCCGTAAATGTCGGGGCAGCTAAATTAGACTTAGTAGCTACCGCAGTTGCTATGTTATCAAATTCTGTGTTCACTTCAGTTCCCTTCACCACCTTCGCTGGATTCCCTGACACCAGAGTATCCTTGGCGGCAAAGTTCGTTGTCTTTGTGTAATCAGTCATTAGACAATCCTTCCAAGTAGTGCATGAATGTTAAATTGTTGTATAGCTATCGACTTACCATTTACCGTAGTTTCTACACCTACAGTAACCACCGCGCCAGAACCAGAAGTATTTATCTTCTGTCTGTTGATTAAACTTAATGAGCCAGAATATTCAGCCGTGGTGTTGTATTCAGATATATTGTATTGAGCAGCATTGTTAGCAGGTAAAACATACGCCTGCTTTTTATAAGCATTTGTATAATCATAGGCCCAGTTAAGTACAACTGTAGCTTCAGAGCCATCAAAGGTAGTTAGGTTAACCTTCTTTAAGAATTTAAGAACTGAGCTATCCCCAAATGCTAAGGGATGTGAGAAGTAACTTAACTGATATGAACCTGTCCCATCTGTATAACTATCATACTCAGCGATGCCAGTTGCGTTCCCAAGGTAAATAGTGTCATCCACCAAATTAGTAAAACGTAGTGGTGCCATGCTAGACCAAGTGGTAGCTCTGTATGAGCCATCTTGGAGAGGGAATCTCGTATCAAAGACATACACCGTCTGAAGGACGGAAAAGTTAACCAAGACAAAGGCTTCTTTAGGAGAGTAATGTAGAGAGATGCTACCTGTTTCACTAGCTACCAGATTCTTAATGTCATTATTGACGTTCTTAGATATATCCCCAATAGGTGAGGACTTTTCCTGAATTGTTCTTGCCAGACTTCTTACGCCTGAACGGTCTAAAAAGATTAAGTCCTTACCCGTAGATACAACAGCGTCCCTAGATACACATCCTATATTTGATATCGTATCTGAGAGAGTCATAGAAGCAGGACTATCAGCACCTTCATAGATAACTATTGAGTCCTTACCAAAGATAACTAGAAACCCGTTATGAGCCGCTAGGGCTACAATCTCATCATATCCATTGGGCCATACCTTAGATATATCTATAGAACCCGTAGAACCACCAGTCCACGCATGACCATTTAGCAGGTCGCTCCAGTAAATAGTGGACTTATCTGTTGCAAAGTCAGCAACAAACAATCTACCAAATGCAGCCAGAACCTCGTTAGCTTGAGGCGGAGTGCCCGTAGCATGAGTATGAGCAGACATCTTCTCAACGTCAGCAACAGAATTGGTATATAACAATGGTTCATGCGCTCTTTGGAAAAAGTAAGCATGGTCCACAAAGTTAACCATCTTCCAGTTGTTAGCACTGATTGTATAACTACCAGGCGTATCGTCAGTTAAAGTAGAAGTCCCGTGGAATATTTTGTTATTGCCTGCGGAGAATATCTTAGTATTACCACCTGAATCCCTATACTGGTGTATAGCTTCTATACCAGCAGAGCTTCCCAATACAGCAGGTCCATTGGAAGACACCATGTTATAACCTTTACGCGCAGCTACTCGCCCCTCTTTGTCAATAATGCAGTTATCTGCAACTGACGCGAAGGTAGGGTCTTGAGCTAATGGGGCATCTTGGGTGTTTATACCCGCAAACCCTGGAGCCGTAATTGTTATGCTTTGTAGTTTCTGGGCCATTATCGTACCTGAAAGGTTAACTCAGAAGGATATCTGTTAGCGTCAAATGCAATAGCGTCAGATAAGGAAGTAGAGGCTACAGCGAATTGTTCTGCTGCACTGTGACCGCCAGTCTCACCCCTTTCCCTCAAAGCCATAGCGTAGGCTAGTTGTATAACAGGGTTAGTAGGTGCTAACAAGCTATCCGAATCAGTAGTTAAATCAGCTTGTGGCTTAACAGCATCAAACCTTAGAGCGTATGCCGCATCAGGCTTTGGATAAACTTGGACTTCTAAATCTTTATTAGTATCCGTACCCACAAATGTAAAATAATCAGGAGAGCCTGATTGTGGTGTGGTGTTGTAGGTTACATTGTTGAAGTATTCTTTACTTCTAAGGTGCATGAATCTTTTAGACGTAGTGTTCATTACGTCCTTTATAACAGCTAAATCACCACTACCAGTAAGTGAGTAGATATCTGTCCCACTTACAGTGTTAACAGTTATAGAGTCCCTTAATGCAGTCCAATCAAATGAGTTCTCTACAATCTTCTTAGCGTCATTAACCAAGTCACCTATGAGATGAGAGTAGTCAGTAGCATTAGCTGTATCTACTGTATCCTCTCGTAATCTGCGGAGGACGTTATTAATTAAATCTAAGTATGTCATACTAATCCTCTCAGCATTCCTCTAGGCGCAAACATTTGAGCTATTTGCGCTGTCTTTGTAGCAGCAGGCAATACGTTTTCTAACTGCCTAAACTTTGGCTCAAATAATTCTCTTGAAAACATTTGTTCGGTAATTGGAGCTTGTTGGGATAGAGCCATAATTAACCCTGTCTTTCCTGGGTCGCCTTTCTCACCTCTTGGACCAGTTATAATCGTAGGCTCTACAGGTTGGTCAGATATAACCGTATCTCCTTCTGGAAATACATCTGAAACAACTACGGTGTCATTTCCATTACCGCCTACTACAGTGTCGTCTCCAGTTGCTCCGCCTGTAGGTAGTTGTGGGCCAATAGCTGGGCCTTCGTCCACAGTAATAGGCTGTTGTGGGCCAATGGCTGGACTTTCGTCTTTTACTGTTATTTCACCCGTACCCTGATTTTCAATTGCAGTACCAGATTCAGTTGCAGCCTGGTTAATAGACTCAACACTATTCCCTGTAGCTTGTGCTACCTCACCTACAGATATGCCTCTTTGATTAACTAGGTCTACAACATTAGTAATTGCATCTTTGTTGTAAGCACCAAATACATCAAACGCCAAATCTATAAAGCCTTTTAAGTCTAGCTCATCTTTATCTGTATCTTTCCAGATTTGATTAGGGTCATCCGTTACAACGCCAGGTACTTCTGGAACCAAGTCCACCATGCCATCGTCTGGTATTTTAGTGGTATCAGCAAAAACATCTTCTTCAGGCAAGGGCTGACCAGTAGCATCATAACCAGCAGCCATTAGAGCTGCGTTAACTTCTGCTTTAGGTATCCCTAACATCTGTGTAACAACATCTGAGCTAAAACCAGACTCTCTTAAAAACTCCGCTGTTACGTCTGCTTGTTGCTCTGGAGGA